TCTGAAGCAGCTCTGGAAACTGGATCATTCTTTATCATCTCCTCCATGGCAGTTGCTCCCTGCCCCAGCATCAATGATAGTGACGTTACTTTAGCTGCCGGTGAAGCCAGCCACAGCGCAACTTGTCCGCCAGCCTGGCCAACTCCCTCTGCCACCTGCTCGATCTTGTTCAGATTGCCGATTGGCCTTAAATACTTTTTACTGAAATCTTCAATACTTTGTCCAACTTCATATATTGGAGACCCTAATTTCAGATTCTTATCCCCAGTTTGGAAGTAAGCCAGGTCGTTTATTATTGATCCAAACCCCTTAATACCGCCACCAAGAAGAGACCCAACCGCTCCTGACCCAACCGCCTTAATCGCCCTTGCCGATTGCTCTACAACACTCAGTCCATCAGCATCCGGATGCGCAATCTTAGCGAATTCCGGGTCAGCGAAAAGCTTCTTTAATGCCGGGTTCATCCCGTTATCAGCGATTTCCTTTATTCTTGATGCTCTTAGATCTTGATGAATCTTCTCTCTATTCCTAGCGACAACATCCGGAGGAAGGCCAATCTCGCTTGATAACTTTTGATCTGCCGCAGCAACATCAGAGTTAGATTTAACCGCGTTGTCTATAGATACAGTTAGGTTAGAGTTCTGCTCTGACTTTAATGAATCAAGTAATTCAAATAACTGTTTGTTAGATGGCTGCGGTACGGAGAAATACCTATCCCCTCTCTTTTGTATATTAGATCCGCGAGCATTCTCTGCCGCAATAGCCTTGTCCCATGTAGGATGAAGAGACCCTTTAAGCATGATGCTGCTGCCTTCTGGGAGTCCGTGAGTTGCCATCTCCTGTGTAGTAACAGGAGCTACAGAACCCCAGTGACCGGCGTTCGGACCCGATGCAGCCGGACCCATGCCGGAAGATATAGCCCTATCGTAATCGTAATCCTGGCCATTCGGGTTGAATTTAGATGTTGGCTTGGTTCCTGGAACAACAATTCCCAACTTCATTGGCTCTGCCATAACTACTTTACCCCCGCTTGTGACATAGCTTTACTTATATTTTCTAGAGTCAATTCAACGCCTTGCGCATTCATTTGATTAATAACTTGCTGCTGCTGTTTGCTAAGAGAGTACGGGCTGACTTCAGAAGCACCCCACATTTTCCCTGGAATGTTAATTTTCTCTATTAAAACATCGTCTATTAATTTTTGTGTTTTATCTAGATCCAAACCATTCTTAGCGCCAATCCTTGCCTCTTCAGCCGTTATTCTTTTCTGTATTTCTAGCGTTACGCTATATGCGTATTGCTGCTGTTTAGGATCTCCTTGCCCCTTCTCTGCTGGCAAAATTCTAGCGTCCCTTAGTGAGCGCGTTATCTGGTCTTGTGTAGAGACTATATTGGTCCCTCCTTTTGTGTTCCCACCAAGACCCACCGCCCTTCTTGTGAACATTGCATCGTAATCTTCATTGGAAAGTCGAGATCTAAAGTTATTATAAAAGTCAGAATCTGAAATTTTAGCCAATTCATTTGGACTAGTAGAAGCTAAAGTGTTATAAATGTCAGCATCAGTATTGAAACGCTTCCCATCCCTATCGTACTTATTTAACTTCCCCCGCAGACCAGGCACCTTATCTATTGCCAATTGCTGGGCTGCTGGCAAGTCTCCAATCTTCATAAATGGATTGCTGTTTAATGCTTGATACGCGCCAGATTCTATATTCGCATGGCTTTCAGATGTTCTTTGCTTAAATTCAGACTCTAATTTGTTTATTTGTTGCGATGTGGCGCGATACAAATTATCACTTATAGACTCGTTCTTTAACATGCTGTCTAGTTTATTCTGCTTATCAACAAAGCTTCCGGGTAGCGTATTAGATAGCACGACAGACTCTTTAGAAAGAGCGGCTACATCAACTAATTGAGTCATCTGGTTCATTGCTGTTTGATCTATCTGCTTCTTGTTAGCATCAAGATATCCCCTGGCAAGAGTAGTCTTTCCTTGGTTTACCCAATTACCAACAATGTCTTGAGCAAGTTTAGTGTCTGCTTGCATGAGTGCATTCTTGTAAATTGGATTATTCTTGTCTATACCGAGATCAGCGAAGTGTGCTTCCATCTCCGCATTCCTTGCATTGGTTAGCGCCGTTACTTGTGTAGATGGAGTGTTCCTGGTTGCTGGATTGTCATAATGCTCTTTCATTGCTTGGGCTATATCATTTGCTCTTGTGTTCATGCTTGACACGAATACCGACTCTTTATAGACCTTGCCTTGGGTGAAGGCATGGGAGTCTACAGTTTGATATGCGTGTTGCAGTCTGGCGTTAGCTGCTCTCGAAACAAGACCAGCCTCCAATGGATCTTTAATTCCAGAAACATATGTCTTAACATATTTATTAAGACCTTCTGTAAATTGCTCTCTTTGATCAACAGCATTCTTCCCTGACTGCGCGGTGTATCCCGTATTGGGATCTGAAATTCTCACCCTAATCTCGTCAGCTATTCTGTTGTCGTGATCTTTTGCGTTTGTTTCTGCGCGGTCAAGCATGACCTGGTCCATCATAATCTTCAGATGGGTGCCTGACGATACCATCTGCCTTCCAGACTCGACCATCTGCTCTGCCTGGAGGTTAGGATATGTCTTAACATCAACCCCTTCTCTCATCCCTGGGCTGACTACATTGAGTCCTTGCGTTAGTTCATATGGAACTTGTGGCATCTATATCACCTTAGTTTTGTGGCATGAACATACCGCCCATGTATCTCTTAGACATTTCTAGGTTGTACCATGCTGAAGCAACATTCCCGCCGGAAGACATAAGATTTGTACTCGCCTGACCGAATGGACTTATTTGGCTTGCTGCCGATCTTGCTCCGAATGCTGACACCCCAGCCATTGCAGCTTGTGCCTCGTAATTCTGAGCCTGAGTCCTGGCGGCCCATGCAGCCCGTACAGTATTTGAGTTTATGGTAAGAGCATCGGTCTGTGTCATTAACTCTAATGATGCCAACTCTTCAGCATTCGATCCAGTTCCAATCTGCCCTCCACGAGCAGCCTGCGCTACCTTTGACGATGCCTTTACTTGGCCAGCCCTAAGAGTAAGCCTGCCAATGTCCTGTTCTCCAGCCCTCATTATCTGCTGGGCGGCGTCTTCCATGGCCCTGGCGTTCAATGCTGACATCTGCTTCTGGTAGTCGAACGTCATTGCCTGAGACTTCAACTGATTCTTTGCTGACTTGGCTGCGTAGAATGTTCCTATCCCGCTCTGGATCGCTCCCATGATAGCCATTCCAACGCCCATCTGACCCATTGCGCTCATGGATGAGCCGCCAGATGATGCCATTTTTGGAGCCGCTGATGATGCTCCTCCTCCGGTCCATGTATTAAGACCGAACCCAGAAGAGAAGTTATTTCCTACTGAGGTAGTAAATGCGGCAGGGTTATAAACCGTTGCTCCAGCATTATATATTCCGTTCGCCATTTTATTCCTCGCTTTTCTTGTATTGGAACATCAACCAACAGTGATACGGATACTAACTTCCGACAGCGACCTCAAGAGTCAGTCCAACTATACTCAGAGGCAGAGGATCTGTTTGACGAATGTAGACTTGGCCACCATCTGCCCAGGTTGGAGTTGTCATCACTAGAATTTCTTGTGACCTCAGTGCCGGTGGTGATCCGTATGGCTCTGTAGTTCTTTGCTTTGCCTCGACCAGGTTGTTCTCATCCGGCCCTATGAATAATCCAGAAGATTTGTAGACTCTGATCCAAGCCTTGTTTATATTCTTGTACCGTCCTTGGCCAAATGCACTGTCCATCTGAGAGGCCGCTGGCAGCGTTTGAAGATCGGCGGTGATAGGAAGGCCTATGACAATGTACGATCCCGCCCTGTCGAGCGTTACAGACCCACTAGAAACGGTTCTCTGTGGATGCACCGCTCCATCTACAAGAATATTAACTACCTTCCCCTCAATGTGGGAGAGTCCGGTGATTATATTTCGTGCGAATGACCAGTCGGTGGTGGCAACATTCCTTAAAGCGACCTCTAATATCTTGTCAATTCTTGCAATTGCTACAGTTGTTGATGTGGTCGAGGTAATCAAAAGATGGTACTCAGTAACCCCGTCCGCGCTATAAATAACTATCTCGTCACCGACATCAGCTTGCGATGGGTAGTTAAATTGCGCTGTTGATGAGGTTATTGTTAGCGGTTCAGATGGACCCCATAAGGTGCCGCCGCTGACAGTGACCGTGGTTGCAGAAGTATTTGCTCCGTCATATATCCCGCCGCAATCAACAAAGTAAGCATTCTTCTGCTCTGGAAATATTCTTGGCTGCTGCTGCTCAATGTATCTTTTTGTTACGCTGTTGATGGTTCTTTTGACTATTACATAAAGAACGTCATTGGTTCCTTCAGCAACTACCGTGCAACTCTCGAACGTCCCATCAGTGTCATGCCGGTGCCAGGCACCAATGCTTTGCTCTGGAATGTAAGTAAGGCCGAGCAGATCTCCGGTGCTAGATACCATCCAAATTAACGGCAATGGAGACTTTGAGTAGCACATATCGTTAACAGTATATGTGTCAAATAGGTGAGCCGCTCTGATTGAAAGGTCACCGGTGATGAATCCCTGCGCTTGCCAGTTGTAGCCGCACTCGCGTACATGGCCGCCCCTCGATGATGCGTACACCAAGGTATTGTTAATAACCACCGGCTGCACATTGCTCGATCCGACATAACTCTGGGGTCTAACACTGATCGTTGATGGGGTGATCGCATCTGAATTGACTGATGTGACCCTCCATTCTGCGGCTGATGTGAGCAATAGAAGTTGAGTGAGGGGGATAATGTGTCTAATCGTATTCGCTTCACGAGCGGCCACTCTGAATGCGATCCTATCGTCATCCTTGATTGGTAGAGAATAGGACATATCTGATTCAGTCCCGGACCTGGTCATCCAGATCTTCTGTGGTTCTAATGTAGTCCCTGCGAAACACCTTCTCTGCTCGTAATATGAAACGGCTGCCGGGTAGTTGCCTGCCGAGTTGAACGCGCTCTCATAGGTTGGTGGAGTTACCCCCAGGTCAGGAGCAATATTGTCATCAACAATTGAAAGGCCGCCAGTTTCTCCAATGTAACCATATATCCCGCCTTGTAATTTGTAGACTCTGTACCTAGTGGCACCACTAACAGCATCCCAGCTTATGAAATTAGTACACCCTGTCTCGAATAGATTCGATCTTATAAAGGCAAGCTTTACAGTTCCACCAGCAACCCATGCCGGCATTGCGGCAGTAGACACAACTACGCCAGCTTCTGTTTTTAGTGTCAGAGTTGTCGCTAAAGGAACCGTATTAACCAGGTAGAAGTTCCCGTTCAATGCTGTTGGACCGGTTGTGATCCCAGATATGTACACTCGGTCGTTAACCGCAAGGCCATGGGCCGCTGTTGTGATCACGCCAGGATTGGCAACAGTAATGCCGGTGATATTAAATGAAAGCCCTAGTGCGTTGGTACTGGCAGCAGATTGACTTATATCGTCAGCCCCCACAGCAGTTACTGTGTAGTATGCGTTGTACTTCCCAGGAGCCGTAAACCCTGTCGATGTTACCGTTGGGTTTGTTGGTGCCGATATAGGTGGCGTGAAATTAATGGTTGGTAGGGTCCAGTTGGTGGCACCATTCCTTCTTAATTCCCTGGGAGGGTACGTTGGATGCACCAAAGTAATAACGTCAGCAGACTGCACATAGTGGATATCGAACAGATCTGCGGCAGCGTATGGATTTGGAATCTCGTAGTAAATACTTGGTAATGGATACCAGTAAGTTGCATTCGGCGGGGCGTTCCCGGTGGTTCCTAGTATGCAGTAGTAGTTAATCCCGGCAGAACTGACCAGTCCACCGACAATGTACGCTGTTGCGCCGCTGTACGCCGCTGGAGACCCTGCTAGTAGAGTCGCTCCCTGGGTATGGAATCTGAAATACCCGGCACCCATCTCGATCACCATGGTTTGGGTGGTTGAGTAGGTGAACGGTATTAAGCGAGTCGCTACGTTTGAGTTCTTAACTTCATTTACAAAGGCAAATCCAGCCCTATTCTCTGCCGGACCCTGCGGCCTTGCTATGAAGTTTCTGCACTTTGCCACTCCACTCTGATACTTACCGTCATCTATACGCCCGAACATATCTGGTGACATCTCACCACCAGAAAAAGATCCTTTAAATATCTTTATATTTGGCATCTTATCGTCCGGCAACCCATGAAACTATATGACCCGGCTTAACCTGGCGGTCAATAGAATCAGATTCCTTCGCTTTCTGTAAATAGATGGACATCATTTTTGCACATCTTTCCGCTTCCGCAGCCCCGATATCACCTTTAATTATTGGACCGGCAAGCATCGATGCCAGGTGCCAGGCCAAGGTCATGGTGAACATCGCGGTGAATTTTGTGGTGTCAGTTACCGATACAGAATATCTAAGTATCGCATTCTCTTGATTTGTAAGGATAATGTCTGAGCCATCATCAGCAGACTCTACTTGATATGGTTGTGGAATATATTGGCCGCCCTGTACTAGAGGGACATTGTTGGCTGTATACCCAAGAGTATCAACTGGGGAGTATATTGAACTGTAATCTGAATTTGAATCTGGTGGAAGGATTGCGATGCAACCGATCCAGTTGTTTGGTACTGCGTAGACATACTGCCATTGAGGAACTGTAATGTTCAGCAGATTAAGGGTTGCTCGTCTGGTGGTGAACGCCCATGTATGCATTTCTAACAGGGTGTCCCGTGCTATTGGGTAGAATCTTGCAGCGTGTTCTGACTGAGCAGATCCTTCTGGAGGATATAAACTCGTTACAGTTGCGTTATCTCCAAGGTTTGCTAGAGCAAGATTAACAATATCGACTTCTGATGCCATAATTTCCCCTCAGAAAAAAGGGGGAAAAGGTTTCCCGAATCCCCCTTTATAAACACTAGAAACGCACCACAACTATTTCTTTTTTGTTTCCTTTACAACCTCTTCTTTAGCATCGTCCTCTACCAGTTGAAGATTGGATCCTGGCTTCGTGTCGTACTCAACAACATCGCCTTCCTCACGAATTGCATTGTTGATATATGATTTTACTAAAACAAGGTATTTCTTAGCCATGGCTAGTTTCCTTTAAATTATGTTACTGAAAATCCTGATGCGTAGAATTTCTTACCATCTTGGATGTCTGTAACCAGATCAGCAGTCACCGTGCCAGCACTGTATGTGCCAACAATGGTGTATCGCGTACCGAGATACCGTTGCCCCAAACTTGCCAAGGCAGGGTTTACTCGTACAGCAACATTTGTACCAATCGTTAAGGATGCGGTGACGATTGCATCACTAGATCCGATAACGGTTGGTGAGGTCAATGCTGCTGCGGCTGAACTGATAACTTCAAATTTTACACTAGTACCACCAGCAGCAGCGGTAATCATAGCGAAGTTGAAGTATAAGTCCGCACCTTCGCCCATGTCCCGCGCTT